GTTGTGTGTATTTTGAAACGTCACAAAAGCACTTTGACAGGGGCGGCAACATAAAAGGCGATTGCTTTCGTAGTCGACACCATCAATAGTGTTTATTCCGCTTATTATTTCAATTCTATGAGGCATTTTATCCTATTTTTTTCAAAGTTACACTTCTCCTTTCACACTTATCGTCCTACTCACAAAGTTAATTGAAAGCTCTTTTACCTTTCCGTAGACTATCTGACCGTTTTTAAACAATCTCACGGTCTTGGTGAAATTGAAGTCAGCGTATTGTGTACAGTTAAAGTTAAAGGTAAATTCAAAATTGAAGTTTTTACTTGTTGGAAGCCTTGGATTTTCTATAGAGTGAAAATAGTATAGAGTTGATCTAAAGGCAAACTGAGAAAATCCATTTGGCCTAAAAATAAAAGGAAGATTATACCTTTTGTCTTGAGGAACATAATAAGGAACAAGATTTCCAGTGTCCTCGTCAATTTTAAAATCGTAAAATTCTCCAAATGTTGAATCAGGATAATTACCCTGTATTCTTGAATCTTCAAGTCCACTTGATTCATCCCAAATTAAAAATTTGTAATTAGCACAAACATGGTCTCCAAGCAAAAGCATTCCCAAGCTTTGTTGAGGATTAAACCCAAGAATTAAATTTATAGCAGCAAAAGCAGGATTTGTACCGAGTTTTTCGTAAGTGTCGTCTTCTATTTGGTCACTTCTAAATCTTGCCGGAGATGATGCTATATTTGGTTCATATTTTCCACTTTGAGTTGCTGAATATGGGTTTTGATTCCATTCAACAATTTTATCAAAACGTTGCCCGGCATAATTTCCAATTGGATCGGCAAAGTCTTGAGCGTATTTAAAGTCAGCAAATGATGGTCTTTCTTTATCAAGATATGAAAAGCAAATGCGCTCACCCTCAATTAAACCATCATTCAAAAGCTGTTCTGCATCAATCCAAACATTTGTTGGATTGTCAAAGTAATCTTTTCTTTCAAAAATCAATGTGTTTCCAATAACCCAGTATTGCGCATTGAAAAGAGGCTTTAAATAGCTATCCATTAAAGTCTCAATAGTTTCGGTTGGCAAATTTTGCTCAATAAGATTTCCTGCAGTTTTGGATGGCTTATATCCTTTTCTTATTTGAGCTGAAAACAAAAGTGTATTGTTGTATACTGATCCTGGGTTCTTTAGTATTGAAGACTGAAATGTTAATCCGCACTTTTGACAAGCGTTTTCTATATAATCCCTTACAAGAGCAGTTGGATGATACCAATTGCATATAATCATCCTTTCTTGTAACTCATCTATCCATCCAGTCAATTGATCTAAAGTATCTTGAAAATCAAGGAATCCAAATGAAAGTAAAAATGCAAGGCCTGCAAAAAAAGTAAGAATAAGACCTAAAACATTCAGTATAAGTGAAAATATCACGTAAAAAACAAGCAGAATTATCAGCAAACCAGTTGGACTTAGGTCAACGCAATAGCGTAATCTTTTTTGTTCTCTCTGTAAAAAGGTAAGGCCTGATTCATCTTCAGTGGTATTATCCCAAATCAATGTAGATTTTAAACAATCAAAAGCCTCCTTTCCTTCAACAATGTTTGCTTTTATGGAGCATATTGGCTCACACCAATCAATTGTCGTAGCTCTAATCACACCATCAATTACAAGTGTATTACAGCAGGTATCGTATATTTTTACCTTGACCTCATTTATAAAAGCGTTTGAATCTGTCAATAGCCAAAACTTGAGTATATTATAACCATCGTCATAGAACTCAAGCTCGCTTGTAAAGCTTTTAGTCAAATCATCCCTAAGCGTAACGTCAAGCTTATCAAGACCGTCAACTCTTCCTGTAATCTCAGTTTGAGTATTGTCGGGAGCTATAAAGTATATTTTTACATCTGCTGTCATTTGGCCCTATTTCTAATTCGTTGTTCTTTGTAGCTAAGGCGAGAAACAATACCATTGATTCCTCTCTCGTCGATTGAAAGATTAAGTCCGTTTTGTTCACGAATAGCCTTTTCAATCCTGGAAAGCTTTTCATCCGTAGATCTATTATTTATGATAATAGTTTTTTCAACCAATCCTTTTCCAAGATTAGGAGTTCTTCCGGCATGAATTGCCTCAAGCATCGGTCTAAACCTACGTGTTTTCTCAGCATTGATTACGAATTCTCCTTTGTGAACCACACCTGCTGGTTGGAACTTAGCTCCATCTCCGGTATAACCACCTTCAGCAAATCCGCTAATTGATGCCTGAGCTGTCGCTCTGGCTTTAGCAAGACCAGCAGCAAGAGCTACAAGTGTCGCGGCAATTGTAATAGCAGAAGCGATACCACTTCCGGCAGCAGCAGCTTTAGCCACCGCAAGAGCAGAATTTGCAACAAGTTCAATGGCAATCAAAGATTGTTGTTGACGAACGAATTTAGCTCGTTGCTTATTTAATTCATCAAGTTTTGCCTGTTCCGCTTCAAGAATATAGGCATTTCCTTTATCTGCAATCTCTTCGGCCTTTGCAACTTTAAGTTCTTGTGCTTTAATGGAAGCTTCAATTTGCTTAATCTGAGCATCATTGATATCTTTTAAGAAACTTAATAAATTTTCTGCAAGTTTTTTTAATGAATCGTACAGCTCTTTGTCTTGACCATAAAAGAATTCATTGAGCTTTTCTCTTGTGGTCTTTTCCTTTTCATTGGTCGACTCTGTAATTGCTGCTCTTTCTTCATTTCCTTGTTCGTGCCTTTGCGTCAATTCAAGCTGCTTTTGAGCCTCAAGATTTTGCAGTTGAAGCCCATTACTTTCAGCCAACTTAATTTCATCAGCATAAAGAGACTCGTAAATAGCTACTGAATCATCTGCAAGCTTTTGTTCTTGAGCGGTTGCACCTTCAGCGCGTAACTTTTGTTGATTTTCTCTTGCTCTTTCTAAATTTTGCTCGGCTATAAGTATATCCGTTGAATTACTTGTGAAAGCGAGTTTTTCGGTTTCGTATTTAGCTTTAATTTTTTTGAAATCATTTTCTTCTCTTTTTACCGAAATAGCAATAAGCTCTTCGTCTTGTCTTCTTAAGAAATTAAAGTAATCTTCGCTTAAGCCAAATATTTTTATGTTAGCTTTTGTTTTTACACTTACAATTTCATCTTCTACAGTTTTTCTTTGAGCTAATAAGTCCTGCAATGCCAATATCTCATTTGGAGTAGCTGTGCCGCCTCCTACCGCATCTTGTGCTGTTTGAATTTGAGAATTAAGATTTGCAAGTTGTGATTCCAAACTTGTTATTTCCGAGTTAGCCTGTGCGCTGATCTCTGATGTTTTATTACGTATTTCTTTTTGAGTAAGCATGCTAAACTCTTTACCGTCTTTTACAACTTCTTTAGCAATTTGCTTTAATCGTTTTTGTGCTTTTAATGCACCCTTTTCACCTTCTTCAATATTAAAAAAGTCTTCTAAAAGTTCATCGCTTCCATCTTTGATTTTTTGCAAATTTTTAGCCTCTACCTCAAGTCTAAAATTAGCAAGATCGGTATATAGATCTTGCGTATCTTGAATAAGCTTTCTTCTTTCTTGATAGCCTTTTCTCTCAATATCGTTAATCTTCTTATTGGTATCAATATAAAGTTTTTGAAGTTCTTGTTGTAAAACTGTATTTAATAAAACAATACGCTCAGCTGAAGTTGCTCTGCGGCTTTCTTCTTCTTTAATGGCGTTTTTTATTAAATCAAGCTCTTCTTGTAATCCGGCAGTAACTTCCTTAGCCTTCTCAGCACTTGCCGCTTTATTTGTTTTAGTAGTTATATCAGCTTGAATATCTATTGATTTTTGTCTTAACTCTCTAAGAGTTCTATCCTGCTGAAGTTCTCTTTGTATTTTTTCCTGCTCTCTTTGTATTTCTCTTCTAATTCCTTCTTCTTCTATTTGTTGAACGGCTCGTATTTGCTCAATCTCACCTTCAAAAAGAAGAGGTGTTCTAAATTCAATTCTCTTCTTTCTTAGGTCTTCATCATTCTTAGCTATACGATTTAAAAGGTCATAATAAGACTCAAGGCCATCTTTCCTTCTTTTTATCGCATCTTCAAAAGCATCAGTTGCCTTATCAATCCTTTTTTCTTCTTCAGGATCAAAGAATGCCGGTCCTTCTACATTTTTCAATTCAAGACCAAGTGATCCAATTGATTTTTTAGTTTCCAGTGCTTGTTTTCCAAATTGAGTAACCTGATCTCCAAAGCTTTTAAGTGAATCAGATTGAGCCCGTTCTATATCATCAGCAGCTTCAGCATAAACGTTTACCCCAGTTTCAATAGCACCTATAAAACTTCCTTCGGCATCTTTTCTTAATGCAGTTATTCTGTCTGACGTTATTTTTGCATTTGCTAAGGCTACTGAGTCAAGCTTTGCTATATTTTCCTCACTAAAAAGAACAAGATCGCCAAATTCTTCTTGGAATTTTGGCAAATCAATTATCTCACCAGGCTTAATCCCTTGCCTTGCCGCTTTATCTAATTCTGCCGATAAATCACCAATAGTATTAAACAGTTGAGTATATTGTTCTGTCTGAACTTCTCTTAATGCAGCTGCACGAGCAAAGTTTTCAGCTGATAATGCTGCCTTGTCGTATTGAAGGCTAAGGTCGGATAAGAATTGAGTTTCATCTTTTATGTCTTTCGCATTTACCTTATAAGTGTTATTTAACTCATCAAGTAATTTCTTTCTTTCAGCCGTACCAGTATTAGTCTTTTTTATGGATTCATTAAGCTCATCAAGCCTTTTCTTTTCCTCTTCACGTGCTTTGCCGGAAATAGCATCTACTTTTGCAAGGGCTTCTGCTGAGTTTACAAATCCATCATTGGCCTCATCAACACTATCTTTAAGCGCATAATAAAGACCAGCAACAGCTGTTAATATTGTAATGAAAATACCAAGAGGATTTGCTTTTTGAGCGGCATTCCATCTTTGTTGAGCAGCTGTTTGAATATTTATTGCAGCTGTAGCTGCTGTCATTCGTCCCGTAAAAAGCTGATATGCTCCAGATAATGTGGAAACAATAGCTCTCTTCAATCCCAGGGTAATAATACTCGCTTTATCAGCAATATTAGCGGCTATGGTTCTTGTGGTAACAATCAATCGTAACTGAGCATATCTAAACATCGCAGTAGTTAGATATACAGTAGCAGTACCAAGAGCTGCAAAAATTAATCTATTTTCATTTATTACTCTTGGAAGATCACTTACAAAAGCAATAAGGGATCTTAATCTTTCAACAAGCGCAGTAAAAACAGGAAGCAATCCATTACCTATTTGTATAGAAAGCATTTGCCATTCTTCTGTAAGCTTAGCGATCTTACCTGCGGTTGTATCCGCAAGAGCATTCGTAAGACCAAAGAATTTACCCCCGGCACTTGTAGCACGGGTGAACGCATCATTAACATCATCAAACGTGATATTACCCTTACGCATTTCGTCACGCAGCTCACGAATTGATTTACCTGTATTTTGAGATATCTCCTGAAGCGGATTGAAACCTGCGTTAATAAGCTGAAGCAAGTCCTGTCCGTACAAACGACCTGCCGCTCTAACCTGTCCAAATACAAGTGCAAGTCTTTCAAGTGGCGCACCTGTTCCCCCGGCAACATCACCCAGTGTTTTTAGTGTGGGTAAAAGTCTGTTTGCTTCAATACCGTAGCCAAGTAAAATACGAGATGCCTTGAAAACTTCCTCAGTAGTAAATGGAGTTTCTGCTGCAAAATTTCGCAATTCAATGATTTTTTGCTGAGCAGTTGCAGCATTACCAATCAAAGTAGTAAACGAAACCCTTAATACTTCAAAATCTTTTGCCGCATTAATAGCCTGGCGACCAATAGTCGCAATAGCAGATCCAATAGATATTGCACCAAGAGCTACTCCGGTACGAGCAATTACGTTTTGAAGACGAACAAAATTATTGCTTGAGTTAGCAACTGATCGAGCTACGAAATTTATTTGTTCAGTCAATCTACCAAAGCCAACACCACTAAATACACCTGATGTGTCTTTGGCTTGAAATCTGGTTTGTTTTTGTTGTTTGCTACTATCTACTTGTGCTTTTTTCGCAGCAGCATCTGCTATTGCTTGTTTTGCTTTCTGTGCAGCATTGTATTCAGCAACTTCTTTCTTTAAAAGATTGGCATTATAAATAGCAAACTGTTGATATGCTTTTTTCTGAGCTTCAATAGACTTCTGCAATTCAGTTGCTTTTGCCTGTTGAGTCTTTTTAGTATCATTTACTTCGTTATTATTTCTTTTCTTATTGTCCTGGGAAAGCTTATCCAGTTTGTCTGATATTGATTTTATTTGAGAATCAATGTTTGTGGCAGACTGAGAAAAAGAAATATTAGCTGATTTCTTTACCTTATCAAGTTGTACTATTAAGTCATTTAATGATTTTTCAGCATCTTTGGTATTAGCTGAAACATTAAAGGTTACATTCTTTACAGCCATCGTATTATTTCCTTAGTGATGTTCGTTTTACGTTGTTGTTGTCGCCACCACCACTCGATGTTGCTTTGTCTTGCGCCTCACTCTTCTCCTCAATAATACGAAGATAGGTATTTAATGTCATATAATACTCATCTACAGATAAAGCTTCAAGAGCTTTAATGTCGGAAACCTTGTTGTCACAAATTATTTGATTCAAATAATTGATATCATCTATGTATTCTACGATTTGTGCGTGTGCAAAAACTCGGCTATTCGTTTGGCGTTGTGGGCGTTGAGTGTCAAATATTCGTGTATATCTGTGTCTGATAGTTGTGAATATATCGTTGTGTACTCGAACGCCCTTTGGACAAAAAAATTGAAAGCCTCTGGATCTGATTTGATGTATTCTATTTTCTTTTTTCTGTAAATTTCACTAAAGTCAGATTCATCTTCACCGTCCATTACAAAATAACAACTTGCAAGTTCAATAAGCGTTTCCTCCTCGGCTATAAAGTTGAGTCTAAACTCAATCTCGTTTAGCGTATGAAAAAGCTCAACAATATTTCCCTTGTTTGCTTGGTCTTTCATGACTTTCATCATGCCAAGAAGTTTGTCTTTTGTAAGATTCATCTCTTGCATGCGTGTAGCAACCTCAGCGGCAATAGCCCTTTTAGCTGGCATAGCAAGCGCATTGTCAAATTGATACCATTTTACACCATCTTTTCCGGTAAAAATGTGGCTAAGCACAAGTTTTTCACCAGTTAAACTTTCTTTCTCCTTTTTTTGTTGTTGTTTCCGCTTAAACCAGTTCATTTTTTGCCTTTTTTCTTGGATTTATTGATACTTGCAGTGCAAATTGCGTAAGCACCGCTCTTTGTTTGTCCTGATTTGATTACGTCTTTGACGCATCGTTCTAATTTCTTTGGCATATTATTGCTGTTTTAGATATTTCACAAAGTTACTATGAAATGACCACAAATAGTAGCGGAAGCAATCAAGCAAGTGAGTCTTTGTTGCATCTCTTGCCTTGTCGATTGCTCCTGTCTCATTACTTTCTACAGCCATGAGGTCACTAATCAAGAATTGACAGCTTGCATCAATAAAAAAGTCGGGATGTTTTTCTAAAAGTGAGTTCAAAAGAACTCTTGAGTTCTTGATAGATGGGTTGAATGATGGAACACGGAAAGAACTCCGTGTGATCTGGAGCTGCTCTTTGATAATCATGTAGTAGTTCATCGCACCTTTGGTCATCGCTGAGCGGTTTGCCCCTGAAGCATCACCTGTAACAATGAATGGCGTGCTTCCATATTCAGCTTTAATTGCATCACAAAGGGCAAAGATGTCTGAGTTACGAAGCCTAAACTCTTTCAGGATTCTAATCTTGCCGCCATAATGCTGAGCAGCTATGCAAGTGATTGGATCTACGTTAAAGTCAAATGACAAGTACAGGTCTTCGTCAGGATTGTACTTGAGATTTGGCTTAACTGTTTTGTTTTTGTCAAAGGCATAGGCAAATGGCCGATCAATGTCAACTGCATCCCAGTTACCGTCTACGAAGATTGCCCGTGTAATCTCATCAAGGTTATTCAAGCTCTCAATGTAGTCTTCCGGCAATAACGTGTTATCAGCCATCGTAGCGGGTAAGTAAAAATGCTTTTCTGGCATATTCTGCTCAACATATGGCTTGTAAAATCTTTGTTTAGTCCAATTTTGGCTTGGGTTGCAGGTAACAAAGATGAGTTTTGGAGGCATTGGGCTGATGATATTACGACCACAGCGCAGGATTGCCTTGTTAAAAGTCCTTTCTTGCAGCTCTTGTCCTTCCTCTAAGAAAAAAAAGTTACCTTCCAATCCATCAAACTGCGTCAAATCTTTGTCGTTTTGGAAGTTCTCTGAGATAAATTGCAGCTCACTTCCGTTTTTAAAGATGACTAACTTGTCCTGTTGATTGTATTTCTTGACAAAAGACTTGGGGCAGAGTTTAAAAAAGCTTTTGATAGATGTCTTTTTAAGACGTGGTAAACTTTCCCTGACCACAAATGATCTGGATCCTGGGTAAAACTTGGCAAGCATAATGGCGATAGCCATAGTTACATAGGTCTTTCCGCCCCCTGCTGCTCCTCCGTACATCAAGTAGTTGTAATCACCACTCAGTGCAGCCTCAATAAACTCCTTCTGCTTGGGAAAAGGTTCAAATACTACCATATTGTCTTTTTATAAAATTCACGCTCAAAGGACAGCTTATGGATGCTAAAGTAATGAGCCATATCCTTCCAATCTAAGTAATCCTGCATCTGAATGTCATTCAAGCTATTTGACCTAATTCCAATCTCATACTCGGTCAGCCTTGAGTAAATAAACCGCTCAGCATGCCGGATAGATTTATGATCATTACAGATTGAAGCAATCAAAAGCTCCATCTCAACAATGTTAAAATGAACTCCATCAAGTATGTATGTTGGCAACTCCATCAGTTCATCCTAATCATCGCATCTATATAATCCAAAACATCACAGTAAAACTCATACTCCTGAATAAGCTTTCTATTCATTCCAAAAAGGCATATCCTCTGTTCCATCCTGGTTAAAATATATTCAGCAAATGAGTAAGCTTCTAAGATACCACCATGAGCATCTATCAACCCTAACGCATAACCACGTATCATCGGGTTAGCAGCCACTATCATCAGCTAAACTTAATGACCTGATCACCAATCTTAAACACCTGCTCGTCAGCAACAGCCTCATGCATTCCTTCATTGTTCCAACTCATTGGATCACAGTTCTTTAAAGCAAAGATGATAGCAGTTACATTAGGCTTTACAAAGACCCTCTTCTTACTCTCAACCCTTCCCGCCGGATCTCCCATCTTATTGAAGCGTTCAACGACCTCCGATTCTTCAATAAAATAGCCCTCTATGGCCTTAACTAAGGCCGTCTCAGCCTTCTCTACCAGTTCTGCCTTATATGCGCCTATTGCGTCTCTTTTGGCCTTTTTATATAGGTCGGCGCACTCGGCGTACTTATTACAGTACTGATTGAAGGCTCTAACACTGATTCCTTCCTTGCCACAGCACGAAGCAATGGTGTAATTACCGCTTGAGTAGTGCTCACATATCTTGGTCACAAACTCAAGCACCTCCAACTTCTTCTCCTCGTCCTTGTCTATTTTCTTATTAGCGTCTTTCATGTTCTTTCTATTTGTTATTCAAAGATAATACGAATCCATTCAATCTCTGTTGCACAAAAAGTTTGGGTCAGAAGCCCGAAGTCAAATTTCAAAAAAATATCGGGGTAAGGAGAAGCACTCTCCTCGAAGAGTTTTTCCCTGGTGGGGGGGGGTGTTCTTCTTCCGGTCGTTTCCCGTTTCTTTTTTTCCGGATCCGTCCCGGCAAAAAAAAACTTTTTACGCTCTGCAGATTTTCAACCGGTGATCGTCTGCAGATTTTCACGCTACAAAAAAATAGAAAAAACTGAATTTAAAAAATGAGACAATAAATATCCGTCTCGTTTTTT